TTTACCTGTTAGCCACATATATCCGTGCATTTGGTAAAAATACGATTTATTTACTAGCTTGGTATCGAAAAAAGGGAAAGTAGTGGCATCGTAACTAGATTTGACATCTAGAAGAATCTCGCTTGTATTAACGTCAGGCGTTCCTGTTATCCAATCGTTTGTAAAATGTTCCTCGTTCTTATATATAAATCCAATGTCTAGGACATCATTACACAAAGCAATTGAAAGGTCTTCTACTTCGTTCCCTTTATCTGTGTACCGGCTAGAAAATTCTTTGCGTATGTTAAAGGTTTCCTCAATAGCTAATTCTTGCAGGTAAGTCTTAGTAGTTTGGCTTAAAACCTCCCCCTTAGATTTGGGAGAGGTCATTATTTTACCAATGGCGGAGCATCTTATCTTCATTGTGCTATAAGTTTAAGTTGTACAGGTGTTAAATCAAATGTCTTTAGTAACTCATCGGTAGTATACTCACCTTCTGTAATTGCTTTAAGTGCTTTAGCTAGTCTCTTGTCATCAATAGCTACTTTCTTTGATTCGTTTTTTACTTCAACTTTGATTTGTTCGCCACCTGCGTCTGTATCCTTGTCGCTAACAATGCCCAAAATCGAACTAATGCAGTACCTCCTCAAGTAGGAAATCGCACTACCAAGCACCTGAAAGTCATTCATACCTTTCAATTGTACGCCTTGAGGTATAGCTGTTTTACTTTCGATTGTTTCACCTGTTTCAACGTGGAATACTATAGTGACTAGTTCAGTACCATTAATCAGTTGAGTGAATCCAAGGCCGTGTTTTTTTAGCAATGGGTTAATCACCTCAAAAATCTTTGGTAGGTCGGCGTAGGTGTATCCAAAACCTTGTGTTGCTTTGTGAATAGTTGGAACTTCTTGCTGAAATTCAGCTAAACTTTTAAATAGATGTTTCATTTTATTTTTGTTTGGTTAGTTAAAAATGTGCGTTACCCAAGTCGCACCCCTTGGTTTGTTATATTTAATCCATATAAAGATATCTCACTTCTTCTTTAGGTCTTAATGCGTCAGCAAAACCTTTTGTAATATTTCCTTTTGTATTTATCTCAACATTACAATAAATAGTTTCTCTACTATAATTTTGACGATTAATAACATTTCCTACATATAAAATAACGTGTCCCTTGAGTATGTCAAAAGAAAGAACTTTTTGTTTGCCGTTTGCTTTTTCTATTCTTGCAACCATTCTGTTTATTGTGTTTTGTTGTTGAGTTGTCATTTGGTTAGTTTTTATTAGTTAGTAATTAATTATCGTCAAATATAAAGAGTATTATTTTACTGACCTAATTAAATTAAAAAAGTTATTAACAATTTATTGTTTGAATAGTTCTTTTAGTGTTGATTGCTTATCAAAGTAAGCCATTGCCTCAATATCATTTGTGGATTGGTCTCGTGGTTTCCTGCCTCCTATCTTAATTTTACCTTCGATTTGTTCTATCCTTCCGTAAATGATTCCGTCATAGCAATCCCAAATAATAATAGGGTTAATTTTCTTATCAACTAGCTTAACTAACTTTCTACAAGCTATAGGTAAAGGATAAGCTTCTAAGACATTTTTATTCCTGCCTTTAACTTCTGCATAAGCTATTAATTTTCCGTCTTTATATAGGCTAAAATCAATGTCATTCTCTCCTAGCTTTTCAAATGTAATACCAAATGTATCGCAGAATAAATCAATACAATTTAATTCCCTATCTAAATCTTTGTTTGTTTCAAATCTCATATTGTTTCGTTTTTTGCTTGTATGTTTCGATTATCTCTTTTAGTTCCTCTCTCGTGTATTTTTTCTCTTTATGTGCTTTCGCCTGTAGCTCTATCAATTTTTCTACTCCTATTCGTTTTTGTATACCCATTTGATAATTTAACAGGTTACCGTGCAAGTATTGATTGCAGTAAACACATTGGCCGTGTACGTTGGATTCATCGAAAGTAATTACTTTGTGACCACCGCTTGAATAATAGTGTCCGGCATCGAATTTTTTGCCCAATGGAGACCCGCAAGAGATACAGCCTTTATTTCTATCTCTATTCCGTATAAATGAATTAAAGTAAACTTGAGCTAGTTTTTGAAGCTCTTGAACTGTTTGAAGATTCTCTTTCATTTCTTTCTTCTTTTTCACCCATTGCTTATCTTGTTCACTTTTTACCCATATCTGAACACATTCCTTTTCAAGGCAGTATTTTTGATTAAAATTTACCGGGGTGAATGGCTCTTTGCAGTTCTTACATTTCTTCATTTGTTATTTTTTTTGCTTGTTCGTTTTCCCATTGTTTTTTAAATTTAAGCCAAGATGCTAACTTTCTTTGCTCTTTGTGTTTTTCTCTTTTAATACGGTCTTTTTGCTTTTTTTCTTGGTTAGTTGTTTCCATCTTAAAAATTATTTAATTCTAGTTGATTCTCTAAATCTTTAATCTTAAATTTTAAATCTAAATTCAATCTCTCTAACCTGTAAGCACTTTGTGAAAATTCACGAGCTTGTTTCTCCAAAATTAAAAAAGTAGTCAACACCTCAGATAGTTCAGATTCGCTTTCAAGCATAGAATTTATTAAATCTGTTCGGTGTTCGTTTTTCTCTTCGATTTCTTCCCTACTTACTTTTAACTTTAGTAAAGTTTTGCGTAAAATCGCTCTTGCTTTTAGTAGTTCTAGTTCCATTGTCGTTTTTTTATTTGTTTATAATCCGCAATATCCGCTATCGCATTCGTTAAAATCTTCTTCAAATAGTTGCATTTGTAATTTATAATCTTTTATTTTTTCATATCTAATATGGCCGTTAGCTTTCCAAGTGTCTTTTGGATTTCTACCTATTTCTTGTTTAGAAAACCAATCAAATTTATTGGGGTGTTTTTCGCTCATTAGCTTTAATAATAATTCATTCCTGTGAAAACATCCTACACAATTGTTTAAATATGCAAATCGTACATTTTTATCTTTCCAAAACTCTTCTATTTTATCTTTAAATATTCCATCGTCTATTAATGGAAAGCTTGGCTTTTGCCATTCAACTAAGCCCCATTTGTTTTGAGTTTTTCGTTTTCCTATAATAGCTTTCTGTTCTAAGAATCCATTTTTATTTACTTTCTCAATCATTGATTTTGCTCTTCTAAATTCATTAGCTCTAAAGCCTAAACGCATTTCAACAGGCTCATTAATATTTTCCCTCCAAAAATCAAAAATAGGCTCTAATTTCATTATTGAGGTGCAGAACCTGTGTAATTTATTTGGCAGCCATCTTGTTTTAGATTTGATTATTTCGTCAAATGTTTTACCGGTTACCCAATCTATTTTTGTTCCAAGCATTTGCTCTAAGTCTAACATCGTGTAAATAATTGCGTCTTCTTCTAAAGTTCCAATAAATTCAACTCCTAGTTTATCGCTTACAATTTGCCTAAGTTTATCGTCAGGGAATAAACAGCTTTTATCATTAGTTCGAACCAATGCAAAGACATTGTAATCTGCCGGATAATGCACCGCTAAATAACTTGATGTCTTACCACCGCTTAAACTATTAATTGTTTTCATATTATTATTTGTTTAGTTGCGTATGCTTTCTCATATACGTTTGGCGATGGGCTTGATTGCTCAAAGTAGCTCAATCGTTCCTTATCAAACCATATCTCAATCATTCCGATATTACCATTTGAACGTGGCTTTATTTTATTAAAATGAATTTCTGCTAGGTTAAAAGTTGGGTCTTGCCGGTGTACGGTTATCATACATTTGCCTGAATTGAACCATTCGCTACCACCTTTCAAATCATAAGGAACAGGCGGGTTTCGTTTTCCGTTTACCTTTTCTGTAAGTTTTGGGTGAATAATCGTGTGCAGGTGTAAATCATTGTCCTCGGCTATTTGGTTTCGATATGGTAAAACATACTCAAGATACTGAGCGTATCCGCCAAAGTCGTTATAAGGATGGTTTAAATCCTTCCAAGAATCTATAGAGGCTGTGTGTAATTCTCCGTGTTTTTTTATCTCTACTGCCATATCCCAAAATTGAACAGGTGTAAGTTTAGCTTTTACGTCTTCACGAGTCAGCACTTTAAAATGGTTTAACACCCAATCTATCGCCTGTGTTATTTCTCTATCTTGTATGACGTTCCTGTCTAATGGGTTAAAGCTCTTACCTGTCTTCTTGTTTATCAAATCTGCTATGATTTCGACATTGCTCCCAACATCCGGAAAGTATACCAAGTGTTTCCATCCGTAAAATTTAGACGTATTCATAAGGCATTCCATTAGTACCTGTGTTTTACCTGACATTGGGAAACCTGTCCAATCGGTGCAGTTGCCTAAACTCATTGAGTAATGTTCGTGTAACTTAGCAAAGCCTAGATACTTTCCTTTTTCGTTATAATTATCTCTATATCTGAACAGTTCGGTAATCACGTCACCGGCTTCTGTAATTTTGAATCCATTTAACTCCACGGTGCTTTCCATTTATTAGGTTCGTTTTTTTCCTGTATTGTTTGTATTTTGTCCCAAAACAATCCTTGCCACCCTTGTTCGATTGAGTTGTTTATTACAAACTTACATTCTTGATTGGTGTAATTTTCCATTTTAACTAAAATAGAATCTATGCTTTGTTTTGTCAAAGGCTTTTTTGCTGACTTTCTGTAGTTAATCCAAGAATCTAAAATAAGTTCTTTTTCATTCTTTTCTTTCTTTCTTTCTTCTATTGGTGTCGTCTGCGTTTCATCTGCGTTTCGTTTGCGTTTCATTTGCGTTTCATCTGCGTTTCGTTCACCTTGGTAACTATCATAATTACAAACAGTTAGCTGTGTCGTTACTGAGTCGCTTTTAATCACTACCATATCATCAAGTTGTAACGCATTTAAAAATCGCCTAACCTTAGATTTATCCCAATTCCAACGCTTTGACCAACTGTCTAATGATAATATACTTTGACCTCTTTTAACTTCGTATAAATTTCCTTTAATAATAGTCTTAGCATCTGTAAAGTTAACAGTTAATAAAATGTCGTTCCAAGCTTCAAACTTACTAAAAACTCGTTTTTCGGTATATAACCAATGATTAGTTATTGACCTATGTATTTTTATCCATCCGCTCATTTTGACATATTTTTTTGTATATGATGCAAAATTCCTATTAAATCAAAAACATCTTTATTGCTTAAATAAATTTGTAATTCAGCACCACTACCAATTTGTTGAATTGATATTTCTAAAAAATGTGTATCTGTTGATACTTTCATAATCATTTCTTTGTCGTTTAGACATTCTAATAAATAAATCATAATATAAAAAATTAAATAAATAAAAAAGCCTCATATCTCAGCAGGATTCGACTTCTGCGTTAATACAAGGCTAGTAACTTCCTTCTTGGATTTATAATGTCGAATCAATCCGTTCACAAATATAATTATTATTTCAATTAAATTCGTTTTTATTCATAAACTTATACACATTATTTTGTAATCTCTTTTTAATCTTTGCCAAGTCGTGGTAGTTTTTACCTTGCATTATGTCATCTATTAAATTACGCTCTTTTATTTTTATTGTACTGTTGTTAAATTCTTGGAATAAATCTTTAGTGTCTATTAAATACATTTCGTCTTTTGCACGGCCAAAAATTTTAGCCTGTGTGATTCCGTGTATAATGGTAGCGTGATTCATTCCAAAGAGTTCTGCAATTTCACGGAGAATATAATTGTTTTTTCTAAGGTAAGCAAATATGAACCATCGCCTGTGTACTTTAGTTGGCTTCTTTGAGCGTTCCCGGAGGTTTTCCGTTTCAATTATTTGGTGGATTCTATCAATCAAGGTTTCCATAAGTATAAGTAATTATTAGTAAATAAATGTATTCGATTAGTTTTTTCATAGTGTTTCAATTTTTAAGATTAGTCTAGGCCACATCGCCATTAACATAAATGCGTGGTCTTTATCTAAGGCTTCAATCATTCTTGTGCCTATTAGCTTTTTTCTACCTTCAAAATAGTTAAAGGTTACCCTGTAGCTTTTCATTTTATAAAGTATTTGTTGTTAATTTTTTCCAACTTATAGCCTATTTTTTCGTACATCTTTAAGTAGCGATATACTGA